GCATCGCTGTTTTTTTCACGGATTTTGACATGGGGGGGGTGCAGGGTTAATGATAGCGTCAAGGGGGTTTTTGTAAAATGGGAGCAAGAGGATGTAAACCAACGCCGACCGCCACTTTGAAGATGCGGGGCAGTTGGCGGGGCGACAAGAACAAGCAGGAGCCTAAAGCAAAGGTCTGTATCCCTGAGCCTCCGGCTTGGCTGAATGGCGTGGGTTTGCAGGAGTGGAACTACATCGCCCCACGGCTGGAAAAGGGCCGGGTGTTGACTGATTGGGACAGGAACGCATTAGCTGGTTACTGCCAGTGCATGGCTGATTATCTGGATGCTCTGGTTACTTTGCAGAAGATTGAGGGCACGGGCCGGATGCTTATCAAGACTACCAATGGCAATGTGATACAGAACCCACTGATTGGCATTAAGAATAAGGCATGGGGGTTAGTGCAAAAGGCGGCGGCGGAGTTTGGTTTAACGCCGTCATCGCGGGGGCGGATTGAGGCGGGGGAGGGTGATACTGTTGTGGACGGGAAGGCGAAGTTCTTCCGGGCTGGATGATTCCGGGATGGCTCAATCGGTAGAGCGAACGGCTGTTAACCGTTAGGTTGCAGGTTCGACCCCTGCTCCCGGAGATTGTATGGAAGGCGGATAGGGATGGACTGGTCGAAAGCACTGAAGGAGATACCGGGTTATGACCCTTACGGGAGTGCCGGTGATTGTGTGTTTGATGCTGGGAAGGCTGATACGGCAATCGAGTTTTTTGAGAAATGTATTACGCATGTGAAGGGCGAATTGGCGGGGTCGCCCTTCATTCTTGCCTTATGGCAAAAGGCGATTATCGGCAACCTGTTCGGCTGGATGAGGCCGGACGGGACGCGGCGGTACAGGGAAGCGTTTATCTACGTGCCGCGTAAGAATGGTAAGACGACGTTGGCGGCGGGGATTATCCTTTTGGTTATGTTCACCGACCATGAGCCGGGTGCTGAGATATATTCGGCGGCGGGTGAAAAAGAACAGGCGACACTGATGTTCAGCCAGTGCGAGGGGATGATTCACAACGAGCCGGAGTTTGCCAAGCGGGTACAGATTTACAAGGCGTTGAAATCTGTTGTATACCATGCAGAGAATACAGTCTATAAGGCGATAACGGCAGAGGCGGGGACAAAGCATGGGTTTAATACCCAGCTTGCAATTGTGGATGAGTTGCACGTCCAGCCAAACAGGGATTTAGTTGACGTGCTTGAAACATCCTTGGGCGCAAGGCGGCAGCCGCTGATGATTTACATCACGACGTCGGACTTTGCCCGTATATCAATTTGCAATGAGAAACTAAAGTATGCCAAAGACGTACGGGACGGAATTATTGATGACCCATACATGCTGCCTGTGATTTATGAGGCGTCACTTGACGACGATTGGCAGTCGCCGGATGTATGGCGGAAGGCGAACCCATGCTTGGGCGTATCGTTATCAGAGGAATACCTAAAGGCCCAGTGCGAAAAGGCAGTAAGCTCTCCGGCGTTTGAGAACACGTTCAAGCGGCTGCACTTGAACATTCAAACAGAACAGGACGTGCGGTGGCTTGCGATGGAGGCTTGGGATGCGTGCGATGGCAAGATTGATTTAGAGAGTCTTAAAGATTGTGAATGTTTTGGCGGCTTAGACCTATCGACAACCACGGATATTACTGCTTTGGTGCTGGTTTTCAAGCGGGATAGTTCTGTAATACTCCTGCCGTTCTTCTGGATACCGGCGGACAACGCACACAAGCGGGAGAAAAAAGACCGCGTGCCCTATGTTACTTGGGCGCGGCAGGGGTTTATAACGATGACGCCTGGCAATGTTATCGATTACGATATAGTTCGGGCGAAGATAAACAAGCTGAATGAGCAGCATTCCATTCGGCAGATAGCAATTGATAGGTGGAACGCCTCACAGCTTACGACGCAGTTACAGGGCGACGGGTTTGATATGGTTCCGTTCGGGCAGGGTTATGCCTCAATGTCAAGTCCGTCGAAAGAGTTTGAGTCGTTGATACTATCCGGCAATTTGGTACACGGCGGCAACCCGGTTCTGAGGTGGATGGCGTCGAATGTAGCGGCTGAGATTGACGCGGCGGGGAATATAAAACCTTCCAAAAAGGTATCGACGGAGAGGATAGACGGCATAGTTGCTGCGATTATGGCTGTTGGGGTTATGGGCGTATCGCCTGGCAGTTCGGTTTATGAATCAAGAGGGATGTTGACCTTTTAGGATTATACATGGGAAAATTATTAAATATATTACTGAGGCCGTTTGGTCTATTTGCGATTAAGGCGTCGGATAAGTCGGAGTTGGGTTGGCGTGATATACTAAGTTCGTTTCACAATACAGCAAACGAAAAGGTGACTAACGAGTCGGCGATGACTGTATCGGCTTTGTATGCCTGCGTCCGTAACGTGTCTGAAGATATTGCCAAGATGCCATTAAAGACCTATCGCCGGGCGGGTGATTATAAATACGAGGAACCGACACACCCTGCGGCAAGACTGTTGCAGTACCAGGCTAATTCTGAGATGACCGCGATGAGCTTTAGGGAGATGATGAACGCGCAGGCCATGGGTTGGGGTAACGCTTACGCTGAAATTGAAAGAGATATTTACGGTGTGCCCGTTGCTCTATGGCCTTTGCGACCCGACATGGTGACGATGTACCGCGACGACGCTGGCCGTATGTTTTATCGCATTCTTCTGGAGAATGGCGGTACGGCAGACTTATGGGCTGATGACGTATTACACCTTCACGGCTTGGGCTTCGACGGTGTCTCTGGATATAACGTGATTCAGTATGCCAGCCAGTCAATAGGTGCAGCGATTGGTATGGATAAGTTCGCTGGTTCGTTTTTCGCTAACGGGTTACATCAGAGCGGCGTACTTACGCATCCGGGCAGGCTTAGCACGAAAGCGCAAGACGCGCTAAGGAATCAGTTTAACGACGAATACGGTGGAGCTTCGCAGGCACATAAGCTTCTAATAGCCGAGGAGGGGATGACCTTTGCAGCGAATACAATAGACCCTAAAGCTTCACAAATGATAGAGACGCGGCAGTTCACAGTAGCGGAGTTCTGCCGGTGGACAAGAGTGCCGCCGCACAAGGTTGCCGACCTGACACGTGCCACCTTCAGCAATATCGAAGAGCAGAACATTGATTACGTACAGGACGGCTTACTGGGTTGGTGTAAGCGGTGGGAGCAAGCACTGTGGTGGAAGTTGTTAAGCCCCGACGACAAACGGAACGGTATTTACTTTGAGCATGTAGTTGAGGGTTTACTTAGGGGTAACACGCAGGCCCGGTACGAAGCATATAGCACGCTGTGGGATAGGGGTGTTTTATCAATCAATGAGATCCGCGGCAAGGAAAACATGAACCCGGTCGATGGCGGTGACGTGCATTATATCCCAATGAACTTCGCCCCGCTTGGGGCCGCAGAATCTATGGGTGCTGTAGTTACTGATATTGCCGAGCGGTTGGCGTCACGGGAGATGAAGGAATTAGAGAAGCACGCTAAGCACGCATCGGAGGACTTACCGCAATTCCATTCTTGGCTGGACGAATTTTACGCAAAGCACGATATGTATATCACGGAGGCGATTGAGCCGTTGGCCGTCTCCATAGACCCAATGCTTCTATCGCTGCGAGGGTTCATAGAAAACAGTATCGACCCTATCAGTACACTGGATTATTGGCGAGAGCATCATGTGAACTATATTGCAGACAATATCAAGAGGGTGCTATGAAACTAAGGAATTGGAAGTTTGAGGGTAATATTCTTGACGTCTTGCCGGAAAGATTGCACACGATAATTGAGAGGCGGATGGAAGCAGACGTAATCGGGATAACCGATTTAGCAGAGGCGGCAGCGAGACGGGCGACGAAGTTCAAGGACGTGAAGGGTAAGGTTGTCACCGTACCGTTGTATGGTTATATCTCTCACAAGCCCACTATTTGGTCTGTCGTAGGGGCGGAGGTGTCAAGCCAAACGTTTGGTCGGTGGATGGATGACCTCGTAGCCAGTAGTGACGTGGGTGCTATAGTAATCGACGTGGATTCTCCGGGTGGGACAGTCAATGGCTTAACGGGTGTGAGTGATAAGATATATGCGATGCGGGGCAGGAAGCCGATTATCGCAGTGGCTAACGGCATGATGGCCTCGGCTGCTTACTTCATCGGTTCTTCTGCTACTGAGATTGTAGCTGACCCTGATTCAGCAGTTGGCTCTATTGGGACTATCGGCACGCACTTAGACTGGTCGGGCGCGTTGGAGCAGGCGGGTGTTAAGGCTACTATTATTAGTGCAGGCAAATATAAGTCTGAGGGACATCCTTACGCATCGTTGAGCGATGAAGCCAAGCAGCAGTACCAGCAGATGATTGACCAGTATTACGAGGGGTTTGTCTCGGCGGTTGCCCGTAACAGAGATGTCACTAACAGCAAAGTTAAGGCCGATTACGGACAGGGACGGGTATTGACTGCAAGGGACGCTAAGGCGGTCGGGATGGTGGACAGGGTGGCTACGCTGGAGCAGGTTATTAGCGACTTGTTACCGAGGGGTGGAAGCTCTTCAGTTGCGAGGGCGCGATTGGCATTAGCACACATGCCAAATTTTAAGAAAAAATAGGATTAGTTTTTGTACCACCATTGCAAGTCTTTGCGGCTTCAAGGCTTATGTGGAGGAAAGAATTTTATGTTTATTTTGGTTTTTCTCTTGACGGATTTGATACGGAGGGTATTCTATGGGAAACTTGTTCTTTGACAATTCAATAGATGCACGCAAAATTCATGTCCAGCCGCTAACGAAAAGATGAAGGAAAAAAATACAAAGGATTGCGGACACTGAAAGGCTTCGGGAAAAAGGATTAGGTGTTAAACTCATGGACGTTAAAGGATTAAGATATGAATTTTTTGGTATGCGCGGCATTTGTTGAATTGAGAAGTAGGAGTGGGCTGATGATTACTGCGCCTTCGCGCGGTGGTTTTTGGTCGTTACAATCCTCGTGGGCAAATTGCGCCCAAAACCCTGAGATAACAAAGAGGGCAATTTCTATGCGCAGAAGGTTTTAGTTTGGACAATTGAAAAAGGGCCGGTTTCGCAAGAACCAGCCCAGGTTTCTCCCGAACCTGAGCTTCAGGCCGAAAGGAGTAAAACGAGTACACTCCTTTTATCGACCTGATTGTAGTTCTGCAAGAAAAAAATTGGCCCGCAAGGAAGATTTTTTTAAGAAAGGACTTGCAGGATGAACACGAAATTATTGGTTAGCGACGCCGAGGCGTCAAAATTGTTAGGAATCTCACGCTCGAAGTTTAGGCGCATGGATTCCACGGGCGATTTAGGGCCGTCGGCAATTAAACTCGGCCACCTTACAAAATGGAGACATTCGGAGATTGTTGATTGGGTCGATGAAGGTTGTGTCAATAGAGAGAAATGGAGGAGGAGGATATGTTGATTTTGGAGTTAAAACGTGGTAAAAGCATAAGGTTATTTGACCTGAAGCATAACGAGGATTTAGGCTCTCTCAAGTATATTGGTTCACGCGACAAAGATGCCGTCACGTTGGGTTTTGATGCCCCGGACTTTATCAAGATATTACGAAGTGAGCTTGTCGGCAAGGAGGTTGATTGTGAAAGAGCAACATAAACAGTCTGAGCTACCTACCGACCCGCAAAGCATAGCCGAGGAATTGCTGCTGGAGTGTATTTTTGTGCCCAATTCAGAAGCGGGTGTTATTCTTGCAAATCGCGCCGGTGCTGATTATAAGCTTCGGTTTTGGCAGGCCGGTTGGTTTTTGTGGCAAAATGGCGCATTTCAGGCACTTACCGACACTTCTGTAAGGTTATTGGTCACAAAATTTCTGCACGAACGAAACGAATCTGAGGAACGACTTAAAATCCGGGTGAGCGGAATCAATGATATTCTGCTCAATCTGGCAGCTTT